TTCTGGCATTATGAAATTGAAGATATTCTTCAATTAAAAAACAACGCTGGAACCGACGATAATAGAGTTCGCAAACTTGACTACTCTATACAGTTTTGTAAACTTTTTTACGAACGGTTGATAAAGAATGAAGATATTACACTCTTTAGTCCGGCAGAAGCTAAAGGTTTGTATGATTCTTTTGGAGATAATTCAAGTTTTGAAGAATTGTACATCAAGTATGAAAAATCTAAAAACTTACTGTTCAAGAAAAAGATCCCAGCCAAAAAACTTGCAGAAATTTATGCTCGCGAACGACTAGAAACCGGGCGTATTTATAGCATGAATATTGATAATGCAAACCTGCATAGCTCTTGGGATGTACCAATTAAAATGAGTAACCTTTGTCAGGAAATATTACACCCAACAAAACCTATAAAAAATATAGATGATGCTGACGGCGAAATAGGAATTTGTATGCTGTCTGCTATAAATCTACTTGAAGTTAATGACGATGAAGATATACAAGTAGCCTGTTCTTCAGCGGTTCAATCTTTGAATTCTGTTATTGATTATCAAGATTATCCCGTTATCGCAGGAGAAAATTTCACTAAGAATAGAAGATCTTTAGGGATTGGTATAACAAATCTTGCTGGATTCTTAGCTAAGAACAAGGTCTTTTATCATGACAAAGAAGCCCTTCGCTTGGTTCATGAAACAATGGAAAAAATACAGTGGCATCTATTAAATGAATCTTGTAAACTAGCCGAAGAAGATGGAGCTTGTCCAAAATTTAACGAAACAAAATATGCCAAAGGGTTACTTCCAATTGATTGGTACAAGAAAACAGTTGACACAATTGTTGAACCAGTCTATGTTATGGACTGGGAAGATTTACGTGAAAGAATCTCAAAATTTGGATTGCGTAATTCTACGTTGTCTGCTATAATGCCCTGTGAGAGTTCAAGTTTGATTCAAAATTCTACAAATGGCATTGAACCCGTAAGAAGTCTGCTTTCATATAAGAAAGCTAAAAATGGAGTTTTGAAACAATTAGTTCCAAATTTTTCTACAAGAAAAAATTATTACACAAAAGCGTGGACTATATCAGATAATACAGCAATTATAAACATTGCTTCGGTAATACAGAAATTTACAGATATGAGTATAAGTTTAAATCTTTATTATAATTACGCCAATTATGAAGATGGAAATATTCCACTCAGCACAATTATAAAAGATCAAATTTATTGTTATAAAATGGGAATTAAAAATCTTTATTATTGCAACACTCCAGACGGAGACGGAGAAACAGAAAAAAAGAGTGGATGTGACAGCGGAGCGTGTTCAATATGAAAACTATCTTAAATACAAAAAACGTTGACTACAGCAAGCAGCCACTATTTCTAGGTGAAGATTTGGCGCTGCAAAGGTATGATAAATTTAAGTATCCAGTATTTTTTGATCTCTTTAAAAAACAATTAGAATTCTTCTGGAGGCCAGAAGAGATTGAACTCAAGAAAGATCGCAACGACTTCAAGGACAACAATGTTATGTCTGAGAACGAGCGATTTATTTTCACGAGCAATCTTAAATATCAAACAATGATGGATAGCGTTATCTGTAGAGGTGTTCCAATCCTTCTAGAACACGTTTCTAATCCAGAGCTAGAAGCGTGCATGAAGACTTGGGAATTCTTTGAGCAGATACACAGCTATAGTTATACTTATATCATTAAAAATGTTTACAGTAATCCATCGGAAATACTAGACAGTTGTTTAACCGACAAGGAAATATTAAAACGAGCAGACGTGGCAATCAGAGAGTATGATGCATTGAGCAAAATATCTAAAGGAAAGTCACATAAAGACTTAAAGAAACAAATCTACCTAACTCTGATGAGCATCAACATACTAGAGGCTGTAAGATTTTATGTTAGTTTCATTTGCGCTTTTGCTTTTGCTGAAAACAAAAAGATGATTGGTAATGCGGACATCGTTAAACTCATAAAAAGAGATGAAGCCCTACATCTGTACAATACGCAAGAAATTCTTAAAATTCTAAATAATGTAGAGCAAGAGGGTTTTATTGATACGGCAAAAGAATGTCAAGATGAAGCGTGCATGATGTTTGATTCGGCGGCCCGTGAAGAGAAAGAATGGGCCTCGTACCTCTTCAAAGACGGCGGAATCATTGGGTTGAATGAAACTGTTCTACATCAGTATATTGACTGGTTGTGTCATTCTAGACGTAAAGTTATTGGACTTCCATATGAAACTGGATTAAAAAATCCAATCGCTGGCTGGACAGAACCTTGGCTCAACAGTGAAGCTGTGCAGGTTGCTCCGCAAGAACATGAAATCACATCTTATAAAATCGGCGCAAGCAAAAACGATTTAGAAAATATGGAATTTGGAGACCTTGGACTATGATGAAATTCGAAAACGTTCTACATAGTCATGGATGTGTTGTTGTTGGTGAGTACGTAAATACAATGACAAAAATAAAGATAAAGTGCAAATGTGGAACAATTTTCGAAAAAAGACCAAACGATTGTATAAAAAGTAAACTAAATCAATGTGAGAAATGTAGATATGGTTATAAAATAGACAACATAGACAACTATATTACAAATTATAAAATATCTACAAAAGTTTCTGAGGGAAACAGAAAGTATTATGAGTTTAACTGCGATGAATGCGGGAGCGTCATTAAAAAATCTAGATCTAAATTTCTCGGGAAAAGAAAAGACAAAAACTTAACAAAGTGTAAGGAATGCATAAGTAAACGGTCGGCTAAAAAAAGGTTAAACGATATTAATGAAGTTAAAAGTTTTCTATGCGAAAGAGGATCTGATTTAGCTGGCGATTATACAGGAGCTAAAAATTTAATAAATGTTAGATGTGAGTGTGGATCTGAATTTAAAAGGCAGTGGAATTCTATAAAATATTATGAATCTACAAAATGCATCAAATGTTCAAAAAAACAATCTAATTTTGAGAAAGAAGTAAAAGACTTCATTGAATCCCTAAATATAGAATTCATTCAAAATAGTAAGAATATAATAAACCCATATGAGTTAGATATATTTATAGAATCTCACAATACTGCAATAGAATGCAATGGAGTGTACTGGCATTCTGAACTTCTCGGTAAAGATAAAAACTACCATTTAAATAAAACAAACTTATGTGCAAGCAGGGGGATTTCATTAATTCATATATTTGATTTAATTTGGAACACTAAAAAGGATGCATATAAATCTATCATAAGATCAAAACTAGGACTAAATAAAAGTATTTATGCTAGGAATTGCAAAGTTGTCAATGTAGATCCGTCTCTTGAAAAAAGTTTTTTAAATGCAAATCATTTACAGGGATATATTCATTCATCTACATGTCTTGGATTAGAGTATGACGGAGAGTTGGTTATGATTTTATCTTTAAAAAAACCAAGGTACAATAAACAATACGATTTTGAAATATTAAGAGTTTGTTCCCTATCTGGAATTACCGTCGTTGGAGGTCTCGGAAAATTAATTAAACCTTATAGAAATAATAAGGTAATAACATATTCAGACAAATGTATAGGTAGTGGCTCAGCTTACAAGACCATTGGAATGAAGGAGTTAAAAGATTCCGCTCCTTCGTATCACTATCATAAAAATGGACAATTGTTTAATAGATTAAAATTTCAAAAATATAAATTATCAAAAGTTCTTGAAGAATACGATCAAAACAAAACTGAGTGGGAAAATATGATTATAAATGGTTATGATCGTTTCTGGGACTGTGGCAACAAAGTATTTTCATTTTATTGAAAGGATTATTGTGGAACAAAAAGAATTTGATTCAATTGATAAGTATATCGACAAAATCAAACAATGGCATCATGATCGCAATCTTATTGAGGGCGCGACAGACAAAGATCAATTTTGCAAACTTATGCAAGAAGCTGGCGAACTTTCTGACAGCATTTGCAAGGGCAAAGACGTGTCCGATGATATTGGAGATATGATTGTTGTTTTGATAAATATCGCCGAAAGAAATAAACTTAGCATTAACGAGTGCCTAAAAAACTCTTGGAATGATATCAAGGACAGAAAGGGAAAAATGATAGATGGGATTTTTGTAAAGGAAGCAGATCTATAGTCATCAACTAAGGTAAAAATTCATGACGAAAAGAACATCAAGCAATGGCAGAATAAAAAGAGTAAAAACAAACAGCAAGCCGCTAAACAGAGGCAAGTCACTAAATAGAGGCAAGCAAAATTTAGATAGAGGTCCAGAAAAACTTCTAGAATTAGAAGGGAAAACTGAAAACCAAAAGGACTATATAAGAGCTATTTTAGAAAATGAAATTATATTTTGTTCTGGACCTTCTGGATGTGGAAAATCATTCATAGCCGCTGGTATAGCAGCGCACCATTTACACGAAGGCAAGATAGATCAAATTATTATAACAAGACCATTAGTTTGTTCTGGAAAAGATATTGGATCTCTGCCCGGAGAACTAAATGAAAAAATACATCCATACTTAAAGCCAATGGAAGAAAACTTTAAAAAATTTTTAGGTAGATCTTATTATGGCGAGTATTTTAATAGTGGTAAAATTCGCTATGAACCACTCGAAGTTATGCGAGGGTCTACATTTGACTATTCGTACCTCGTTCTAGATGAAGCTCAAAATTGTACAATTGAACAACTTAAACTATTTATCACAAGAATGGGGAAAAACTCAAAAGTATTAATCAATGGAGATATAAAACAAACCGACTTAAAATCCAAAAGTGGATTACAGGTGGTGATAGAAAAATTAAAACATATCGAAGGAATAGCGTCATGTGTGCTAACATACGGCGACATCCAAAGAAATGGAATAATTGGTCATGTACTTATGGCTTTGGAGGAATAATGCCACAATATGATTATGAGTGTAAATCGTGTGGGCACACCTTACACGATATCCAACAGAGTGTAAAAGATGCTCCACTAAAAAAATGCAGCGAATGCAAAAAGAGCAAGCTAGAAAGAGTTATTCATCCGCCAACAGTTTTTGTAAAAGACATTAAAACAATTGGACAACTAGCAGATAAAAACGCTAGTTTGAATAAAAACTTGCTGCAAGAACAGTCTCACAAAAAAAGTGAGTCTCAACCAAAAGAAGAAGTTCCTTGGTATAAAAAGGGTCAAACGGCATCTTCTAAAGAACTTGCCAAAATGACAAAAGAACAAAAGAAAAAGTACATAATGGAGGGTAAAAAGTGAAATATATAGATAATATGTCACAAGTAACAATAGAGCAAGAAGAACTAAATTTTAACCGAGATGGTCAACAGATAGGAAAAGATCAAAAAAATCAAAAAACTTATGCTAAAGTGGTTGCAAAAAATGGACTTACGTCCTATTATATATGTATACACCGAAACAATTTGTACAATCCATCTTCGATATCTGAATCCAGAGAAAGATATCAAGAGACACAATTGAAAAAGGTTCAAAAAGATGTGTTTGATTTTTACATGATGTTTTTATCAACAAAAAAATCAATATACATGACAAAAGCACAAAGACTATTTTTAAATGGAAATTAACGGAGAAAAAAAATGAAAAAGGGTCCACTTGGGATAGCAGAAAAATTCTATGTAGAACAAAAATGGACCGAAGAATCTATTGATTCAATGGCTAAATGTCTAGATCGGGCAAAGTCTCTAATTGAGAAGCACGTAAATTATTGTAAAAAACAAGGAATTGGCGTAAAACTAGACAGACAAACAGAAGCTAAACAGCCAAGCGATTTGTTCAATGTTTCTTCGCAGTTTGTATCTAGGCGAGGGTCCACTGTAATGACAGAGAATGCATCCTCTATGTCAGACGATTTTAAGAAGAACGCTAGAGAAAATCCCGCAAGACAAAATTGTGTAGTAAAGATAAAAGATAAATGAACACCTGTTGGCTAGAAAAATATAGAACAAACAAATCCGCCGTTTGGATACGTGGAGTATTGACAAGCGGAGAAGAATTTTACCATGACACTTTTGACGGATGGCTTTCCGTCAAAAGTAAGTGTGAGAAATTTGGGTTATTCTTAAAAGAGTTGTCACTGCAATATAGATCTCACAAGGTAGATATTGATCTTACCGATGCGGAAGCTATATATCTTATACGTTCGGTTATGGGAAAGTTTGGCGGCAAAAGCAAACAGTATTACACTACTGGAATTTTGAAGTCTGGAAAAGTACATAAAAAAATGTGGATACTTCCAGAACTCATAGTTGAAAAAGAGTTAACGGACGATATTGAAGAATGCTTTGAAGAGGCTTTGCTTTATGATCCAGAAAAGACAAAGAACCGAAAAGAGTAAGTACAAGCATCAAACAACCGGCGACTATTGTACATGCTCTCAGTATATTGCTGAATTGATGTGTCTTAGAAATGCGCAATCAAAAAATAAAGGTTCATTGCCCTATAAGTTTTGGAACACAAAACCGTGGGATTGGACTTTTCTAAGGCAAAAAATTGCGGCTGACAAATTAATAAAACAATATGGAGAATCTGTAGTAATGAAAGCAGTTACCTCCACAGAGTTTGAAAAGATTTTTTCATTAAACAATAAAAGATGCGTATCTATAATAGAGAAGTATGCAAAAATTCAAGAAGCAATAAAGGAGGAGCCACCAAAGCAGGAAATAGAGGCTAAAGAAACTCCAGAGTTGAGAAAAAGAACATTTGGTAAAAAAAAGTCATTAAACAAACTACGAGGATTAGATGTCAAAAAAGAAGAGTAATAAATTTGAAGACGATATTGTTAGCAATCAAATCTGTTCAAGATGGGGAGACATTATCGAAGAAGGGTCTAAAGTTTTAGCTGACTTGGAGACATATAAAGTAATCGGCCTATCTCCTAATCTCGACATCGCTTTGGGTGGAGGGTTGCGCGAGGGCAGTTGTGTTATTATGACTGGAGATCCTAAGACTGGTAAGGATCAACCTTTGTCTGCAACGGTTTATACTCCAGACGGACCAGTTAAAATGGGTTCGTTAAAAATTGCAGATTTAGTTTGCACTCCAGACGGAATCGCAAAAGTAAAAGGAATTTATCCGCAGGGATTAAAAGATGTTTATAAAGTAACATTTAATGATAGGACGTTTGCCGAATGTGGCATAGATCATCTGTGGAAAGTTTGTAAAAATTATCATGGAAGAAATGATGAATGGGTAGTTCTTCCTTTGAGTCAAATAATAGAAGAAGGCATATTTTATAGCGATAGACCAAAGTGGAAAATCCCCATGTGTAAACCCGTTTATTTTAATGCAAAAAACCTTGAAATAGACCCGTATATACTAGGATGTTTAATTGGAGACGGAGGGCTGTCACAAGGAACCCCTATTATCACTACAGCAGACGATGAAATTTTACAAGCCTTTAAAAATTACGCTAATAGCAATGGCTTAGAAATTCATCACAAGTCTAGATATGACTATTCTATAGTAGGATGTGCTCCTAATGTCAACAGCTTAACTAACAAGTTAAGAACTTTAAATCTTATGGGTAAAAAATCAAGTTCAAAATTTATACCACAACACTATCTTTATTCATCTATAAATCATAGATTTGAATTAATTCGTGGACTAATGGATACTGACGGCTACAATGATAAAGGTAAGTCGGCAGAATACAGTACAGTTTCGTATGGCTTGAGTATTCATGTTTCAGAATTACTAAGATCACTTGGATACATGGTTAAAATAAAGGAAAGAACTACTAAGTGCAACGGAAAAGAATTTAAGTCTTTCAGGCTATATATATCTGGAAACGATATCAATGAGTTATTTAAAATTAGTCGTAAAAGGTTTAATTCAAAACGAACAAAGCCAGAATTATTTAAAACTATAACAAAAGTTGAACTTGTTAGAAAAGAAGAAACTCAATGTATTCTTATTGATCATCCAGATCATCTTTATTTAACTGACAATTTTAATGTTACTCATAATACAACAACGGCACTTTATTTTGCCGCAAAAGCGCAAAAGGCTGGCAAAAAGATTTATTACTTCAATACAGAAGGTCGATTAACAAAGGAAAACTTCAAGGGTATCAAGGATCTGGATATTGATAATATCAAAATTGTACAACCATCAGAAAAAACTCCGCTTGTGTCTGCGGAAATGTATCTAAACGCCTTGGAAGCACATATTAAGGGCACCCCAGATTTTGTTGGAATTGTTGACTCTGTGTCAAACATGCTTCCACAGGAAGAACTTGAAGGCGAAATACGCACTGGCGTTAGAAATGCTCTACCCAGATTAATGTCGATGTTCCTTAAAAGAATTAGCGGAGATGTAGCTAGAAATAAAGCTATAATAATTTTTATTCTACACAATATCGCCAACACAGGAGGGTCTAAATGGAGTCCGGCAAAGATGGCAGATTCTGGAAATATGGTTCAATATCAAGCTGGAACAAATATGGTGATTACTCACCGTGGAAAATGGGATACAGACGAAGACGGAAAAGAAATTGGACAGGTTGCAAATTGGATAATTAAAACATCTGCTGCTGGCGGAATTCCAAATACAACAGCGGTCAGTTGGATAAGATATGGAGTGGGTATAGATGAAACGGTAGAAATAGCGCAGTCAGCAGTTGAGTTTGCCCTAATACAAAAATCTGGATCTTGGTATCTAATAAAATCTGCGATCACAAACAAATCAGACCCAGTAATTTCTAAATTTATCTTAGACAATAAAGTTGACATATCTGATGATGATGCAGTTGAGAGACTTTTCAAATTTCAAGGTATGGCAAATCTTTCAAAATTTCTAGATCAAAACGAAGTCATTAGAGATTTTCTGTATGAGAATCTGAAACAAGCATTATATACAACATGAAAGTATTAGGACTGAATAAAATAGAATATAATCTTGATTTAACTAAGTACATAGTAAGGGAAGACGATCAGAGAAAAAGATCAAAGCATCATATATCTGCTAGACATCTTTTAAGGGAAATTTTTAAAGGTTATTCGGTACTAGAAGAAGTAAAACTTCCCGGATCTAGATGTCCTAGTAAAAAATCTACTTTATTTCTTGATTTTTTTATACCAAGTGTTATGATTGGCGTTGAGGTTCATGGAAAACAACACTATGAATATACTCCATTCTTTCACAAGTCAAAAGCTGACTTTAAATTGTCTCAAAACAGAGATCGCATAAAGTCAGAATGGTGCAAGCTAAATAATATAACTTTAGTAGAATTTATGTTTTCAGACTCAGTTGAGCAATGGAGAAAGCAAATTGAACGCCTCTGATAGACTAAAAAAGTTTTTGGATGGAATTGAAACATATATTCTTGGAAAAAATATAACTCCAACTGCATTCAACGCAGAACACGCATTAGCTGAAACATTTTCCCTACAAATATTAAACACATTAACTCAAGATGACTGTTTTAATTATGCATTCCAACTTTATCAATTTGCAGACCATGTCTGCAAAGAGAGAGCGGAATGTGAAAACGTTATAAAGTGGTGTGATAATAGTTTAAATCTAATAATTGCTGACGAACTTAAAAACGGAGATTGGGATCAGTACGCAAAACACGAAGTAAAAGTTTCTACAATATTGAGAAACAACGAACTTGCTAGAAAAATAAACGAATGGAAAATGACGGCAGAAGCAAGGTTGGAAAATGTTAAAAGCAGAGAATATAACATTCGCCGAAAGGCAGATATCTTAATAGAAAAGGGTAAAAGGAAATGAACAACGATGAAGTTATGAAAGCGCTCATCAACATTTTAACGCCTGAACAAAAAGCTAATCTAATAAAGTCTTTGTCCGAGGGCGATCAAAATATCGAACCTAAAGAAAAAACAAGGAGACAAAAAAAAGAAGAGGAAACGGTTTCCTCAAAGTCTCATGTTTTTGTCAACGAAGATTTTAGAGTTATAAAAAATGAAAACGCTAGTAATAGGAAAACTCCAGTGAAATTTAAAGAAAACAGATGGGTCGACGAAGGTGAGTTCAAAGATATTCATACTCCAGAAGGAAAAAGAACTCCAAGAAACAGGCAGCCGCAAGAAAAGATAACGTTGGAGTGTCATGTTTGCGGTAAAGAATTTAAGCAAAACTCCAGCTTGGTTTATGGGGAGTTTCACAGATGTAATCGATGCACTGGAAGGTAAAATGAATTTAATAGATGTTGGCTCTGAGCGAGCCGTCCTAGCTGGACTGTTTAGCTATGGGCTAGAAGCATATGTTGAAATATCTGACTTGATTACTCATAGCACATTTGCTAATCAAAATAATCAGATATTATATAAATGCATTGAAAAAGTTCTACAAAATGAAGCGTCTGTAGATTTACCAGCTATATTAGCTGCCGCTGAGCAATTAAATTTTTTAGAATCTATCAATACAGAAAAAGAATTACAATATATCAATTCGCTAATGAACTTTCCCGTTAAAAAGGAAAACGTTCTATATTTTGCCGCACAGATTAAAAAATTTGAATTTGCTAGAAATGCTCAGCGTGTAGCTAAAAAAATTGAGAGTGATATTGGGTCAATAAGTGGTGACGAAACCATTGATCAAATCATTGGCCTCGTTGAAATGCCTCTTATGGATTTTCTGCGAGACGATGAAACTGGTCAAGACCCAGAAAAACTTGGCGATAACATTGATGAATATGTTCAATTCTTGATTGAAAATAAATGCGACCAAATAGGATTGTCAAGCGGTTTTCCAAGATTTGATTACGTTATCGGCGGAGGTCTTCGCCGCAAATGCGTGGATTTAGTATCTGCTCGTCCCGGAGTTGGTAAGTCTGTATTTGGCGATAATGTTGCTATTTATAATGCTCGTAAAGGCATCCCAGTATTGATGCTTGATACTGAAATGTCTAAGGAAGATCATCTAAATAGAATTTTATCAAACATAAGTGGAATTCCATTGCATGAAATTTCTACTGGAAAATTTTCAGAAAACGACGAAAAAGTTATAAAAGTCAAACAGGCCATAGAAGAAGTAAGAGACATTCCATATACATACGTTAGTGTTGCTGGCGCTCCGTTTGAAACAATATTAAACACAATCAAAAGATGGATCTTGCGTGAAGTTGGTCAAGATGAAAACGGTAGAACAAACGACTGTTTAGTTGTTTACGATTATTTAAAATTGATGTCATCTAATTCAATCACAAATAATATCCAAGAATACCAAGCATTGGGTTTTCAGATTACAAATCTTCATAACCTTGCTGTAAAGTATGATTTTCCATGTTTATCTTTTGTTCAGTTGAATAGAGATGGAATAACTAAAGAGTCTACTGATGCAGTTAGCGGTTCTGATAGGCTTATTTGGCTCTGTACGTCGTTTTCTATATTTAAATTAAAGTCAGAAGAAGAACTCGCTGAAGATGGCCCAACAGGTGGAAACAGAAAAATTGTAACATTAAAAGCTAGGCATGGTCCGGGATTAATGGATGGAAATTATATAAATATGAACATGATTGGTTCGCACTCGAAATTAATTGAGCTAAAGAGTAGAGATGAGTTCTTAACAAGTAAACTGAACAACGGAGCTATTGATGGTTCAGAAGCGCCCTTTGACGAAGAATAAGCTAAACCT